AAGATTGTAGAAGCTGCTTGGGACTGGTCAGGGCTTAGGTCAACCATCGTTGTTCCTACAGTAGCAGATACGTCTACGTACACCCTTAGCAACACCACAACCAAAGATAAGACATTTAATGTAATTAACGATACATCTAACGTATTCATGCAGTATCGACCACAGGAGTGGTTTGACAACGTTTACTACAACAACGAGCCTGCCTCTGGTTCACCTGAGTACTACACGTTCAGCACTAACGATGCCTCTGGTAACACTCAAGTGCAAGTGTACCCTAAGCCTGACGGTGTGTACTCCTTACGTTTTAACGTAGCTGTACGTAACGATGACTTGAGTGCTGACAGCGACACCTTGGCTATACCCGAGGCTCCTGTGTTACACCTCACGGTTGCTTTGTCTGTGCGTGAGCGGGGTGAGACAGGTGGTACATCGACTGCTGAGTACTTTACTATTGCTAACAGGTATCTATCAGATGCTATTGCTTTTGATGCAGCAAAGCACCCTGAAGATACTATTTGGTACACTCCGTAAGGGACACCTATGGCGCAACAGCTACAGACAATAAACCTCGTTGCTCCTGCGTTCAAGGGGATCAACACTGAGGACTCACCGTTAGCACAAGATCCTTCGTTTGCTGAGATTGCAGATAACGCTGTCATCGACAAACGTGGTCGTATTGCTGCTCGTGAAGGCTTGTCGTTGTTCACTACAGACGCTACTGAGTTAGGCTCTGATCGTATACACAGGATACACGAGTTTTACGACAGTGCAGGTAACGAGGTAGTTTTTAGTGTAGGCAACAACAAGATACTTTCAGGCACTGGTACACTTGTGGATGAGACTCCAGCGTCCTACACAATTACTGCTAACAACTGGAAGATGGTTAACTTTAACGATTATTGTTACTTCTTTCAGAGAGGCTACGAGCCTTTAGTGTACAGCGATAGTCTCGGTGCAGTGACTAAAATGTCTGCTGTATCTGGGGCTTCTATTACATCTGCACAGTACTGTCACGAAGCTATAGCGGCTTTTGGTAGACTCTGGGTAGTAGGCACAACTACAGACAACAACACTATTTATTGGTCTGACTTGCTCATAGGTCACGACTTTAGTGGTGGCTCTAGTGGGTCTATAGACGTATCTAAAGCGTGGCCTGATGGGTACGATGAGATACGTGGTATAGCTGCACACAACAACCTGTTAATTATCTTTGGTAACCACAGTATTATCGTGTATCAAAACGCAGACTCTCCCGCTAGTATGTCCATTATAGACACTGTAGCTGGTATAGGGGCCGTCTGTCGTAACTCTATACAACACATAGGTACTGACGTACTGTTTATGTCGCCTTCTGGCTTACGTAGCTTTGGCAGGACTATCCAAGAAAAGTCTATGCCTATAACAGACTTGAGCAGAAACATTAAGACTGAGCTTGTAGATACCATTGCTGCGCGTAGCGAGCCTACTAACGCCGTGTTTAGCCCTGAGAACTACTTTTACTTAATATCGTTTCCCAGTGAAGAGTTAGTGTATTGCTTTGATTTAAGGGCTAAGTTAGACAACGGCGCTTACCGTGTAACACGATGGCCTTCTAGTACCTTCAAGGCTTTCCACAAGAAACGTGACGGTACGCTCTTGATAGGCACTAGCGAAGGCATAGGCGAGTACACGGGATACACTGATAACAACGAGTCTTATCGGTTTAGGTACTACAGTCCCGGTTTAACCTTTGGTGACTCTTCTAAAACAAAGATCCTAAAGAAGATGAGACCAACCATTGTAGGTGGATCTAGCTTAGTGTTGTCTATGTACTGGGGATACGACTTAAGTGATGAGTACAGTAGTCGATCTGTGACTCTAGGATCAGATGAAACCTTTGAGTTTAATACATCTAGTGCAGAGTTCAGTATCGCTAAGTTTTCTGGTGGAAGTGTCACCAGTAGACGGCAAGTTAACACTACAGGCTCAGGAACAGTTATTACCGTAGGCGTTGAAGCTGACATATCAGGTAGCTCTCTGTCTATTCAAGAAATTAACGTATATGCTTTATTAGGAAAAATACTATGAATATCTTAATTGGAGGTAGTGTCTAATGGGCTGGCTTAGTGATGCTCTTGGAAGTGCAAGTGGGGCTACTCAAGTATTAGCAGCCCTTGGATTAGGTGCTGGAGGGTTAGGCGCTTTAACGTCTGCTTACAAAGACCTAGGAGACATTGGAGAGAGGGCTTACGGAGGCTCTCAAGACATTGCCAATCAAGCTCTACAGCAAACACAATTTCAACCGTTTGGTGTTACCTCTGCTACAGGAGCTGAGTTTGGTGTAGCGCAGGGACCAGATGGGCAATTGAGAGCTAACATGGCTTTGTCTCCACAAGAGCAAGCAATGCAGCAATCTCTTTTGAGCGGTGCTCAGGGTTTTTATGATCAAGCTATGATGCCTACTGCTGGTCGTGAACAAGAAGTATATAACGCTATTAGGGCAATGCAAACTCCCGAAGAGCAACGTCAACAGATGGCTCTTGAAGAACGTCTAGCTAACCAAGGACGTTTGGGTGTTAGTACTAATATGTACGGAGGAACACCAGAACAACTAGCGTTGTCTAAAGCGCAGGCTGAAGCAAAAAACCAAGCATCACTGATGGCTATGCAACAAGCACAACAGCAACAAGCTCAGCAAGCACAGTTAGGTCAACAGTACATGTCTGCTGGTTATATACCGCAGGCTCAGCTACTTAATACTCTACAGGCAACGTCATTGTATCCACAGTTAGCGCAACGTGGTCAGCTTCAAGGTGCTGGCTTATTTGGTGAAGCGTCTATGGGTGGACTTGAGGCTTTGCTTGGCGCAGGACAAGGGCAAGCCAATTTAATGGGAGCCTTAGGTGCTGGATTATTAGGCGGTTTGTTTAGCTAGGAGATATAAGAATGGCACGTTTTGGACAAGGTTTTATACAAGGTCTATCACAACCTAGTTATATGCAAGGTTTGTTTAATGTAGGCGTATCGGCTGGTTCGTTGCCGGGAATGGCTATACAACAAAAAGAAAAAGAACGAAGAGAGCAGGGTCTTCTTGGTGGGCTTATGGCTCTAGAAGGAGCAGCATCTTCTGGTCAACTGACTAACGAAATGTTGCAACAAGGCATAGGATCTCTTGCTGGTTTAGGCATGAGCCGTGAAGAAGTTATGTCTACTGTTTCTAATCTTAGACAACTACAAGAGCAAGCTAAAGGCAGGAAAAAAACACAAGCAGCGCAACAAAGAACTTTAGCTAATACATCTACTTTAGGCTCTCAGTTTGTTCAAGATGCTGATTCACGTATGTACGACGAAAACATTATTAAAGATGTATCTCGTCGTATTGCTTCAGGTGATATTACTGATCTACCTACTGCATTAGACATTGCTGAAGAACAAACGCAGACAGCAGCTAACCGTGATTACTATGAAAATATATCTTACTACGATCAAGGTATTGGGGCGTTAGTTGCTCGTGGTCAATTAGAAGCTGCGGATAAAAGATTCAGCGCACTAAAAACAAAAAGCACAGACGAAGACGCTGCAAATATAATGCAGCAATTTCAAAAAAATGGTGGATTGTTAAATGAAAATAACAGGGCTGCTGTGTGGTCTGCTGTTAGCTATAACTCTGAAGACTTAGCCGAGGCTACTACTACTATGGCTCGACTAGAAAAGACTAGTTTAGACCGACAAGCCGCTACATCTAAATCGCCTAAAACAGTAAAGATTACGTATATCCCTAAAGAAGAAGAGGGGTACAAAGGCGGTTCTTTGTTTGATACTAGTGATGTTCAAACTAAGCAAATTGATGCTCCTGCTGGTTCAGACGGTAAAGTAGATCCTAAATGGTTTGAAGATTTTAAAACCTTTAGTGCGGAGCGTATTATAGGTTTTGAAGATCCTGTAGACAGAACAGAAACAAAAACTGATAACCAAGAACAAACAGGGTCTAAGTCACGTACTCCATTGGATCTAGCAAACACTTTTAAAAGCACAGCACAGCGT